CCGCAATACACAATTCCTATCCGCTACAGAAAGTCTCAATGACCCACTCCAACAAATGGGTCAATTCGTGTACACACTTCCGGAAATAGTCCACCGAGATCCACCAACATCACGAGTACCACTTAGACCCCTCCAAGCACTGAGGACAGACATCCCGTCTCGACTTGATGCACCATTATTACCCTATCCCCAGACACTCAAGGACTACGCCATTCATGGTGATGCGAGCCTCATTACTGGGGTTTTTGATGATCACCATGAGGCAGTGACGGGAGTCAGGAATTGTATGTCAGAAAATCACTTAACATACATTGGTGGGCCTTGCCGCTTCACTACTTCTATCGATGATTTAAAATCATTTGTGAAATTGACATATAGTCGCCGGGGTGAACATCTTGAAAAAGCAAGCAGATATTCTGCAGTGAGGATGACTCAGTTGGATTTATCAACTCTCTACAAATCCAACCAATCATACCTCGAATACCACTCTAAAGCTCCAGTGGGACTTGATATGCTGATACTTATACAAAGGATAAGGAATCAGATGAACTTTACAGCAGAATCAAGAAGTCATTCTGAATATGAGAGTTCATTGACTACTGGAGCTAAGGGAGAGAAAATTATATGGGCCTCTAACCAGGACTATTCTTATGTCATTGTCATGTATGGTCAACATTTCTCAATAGCACATAGCCACTGTAATTCTGTATTTATTGGTCCCTCAACTTATCTTGATTATTTATTTACCATCTGTGACGTGAATAACAATGTTGGGGCCATAATATCAGCAGGCGAGTACAATGCATTTAAGGAAGTGCTCCGTTTTTTGACAGACGCAGTCGTGACTTATCGACCACACAATGCCCTAGTGACATTCTTTAAATCATATGAAGCATACTGTTTATTCAGGGCAGACATCATGTCAAGTATGGTTGTAAACTGGGTTCCGATAATAGATGTTGTAAAAGACATGGTTGAACAGAGCAATTTGGTCTCTGACTCACAGATAAGTATTGAGACTGCCCTAGAATATCTGATTCACAACAATATGGCAAAATTTGGAGACTCATTATTTTGTAATATGGCCTATACGATTCAAGACCTGACACCACTAGAGCTTCTAGAGGCATCCAGTCTTCACAAATTCACTTTCTTCTCAGAGGTTGACACATTAGAAGGCATCCACAAATTCTTGAAACGTACACACACAAAGAGGCCCGTTGACAAAGAGTACATAAGACAGTTAGTGGGTTGCACTAAGAAAGAATTTATCATTTCATACATTAGAAAGAGGGATCTAGTACCTACAATAGAGGGGCCAGAAGAAAAAGCACAAACAATAAAAAATTACCACCACAATGGGGAAGCATCAAAACTAGATGACTTCCCATTTACCTGGTGGTCAGATATAACATTAGGTTGTTGTCTAGAATGGGAGGTTAGTGAGCACCCTGTTGAGTATGCAAAGGACAAGGGCGCTATAAAAAATGACATAACATTTGGCCCAATGGATAACAAAAGGGAGCTAGTTCAAGTATTGGAATCAGCACATTATGAAGTGGATGATTTCCTTTCTGACATAGACACGTCAGAAAAAGAACACATTGTCTTCACAACACATACTTACCCAGAGCCGGAACATATTAGATTTCCAGTTAGGCTTAACGAGAAGGAATTAGAACAGAAGACCAGTGGTAGACATTTTGGGGTCGCCCCTGCCAGATTTAAACATAAACTCAGTGAGTATATGGCAAAAGCAAAACAAG